AGTGACGCTTTTGCTCTTTACGGAGAGAAAGACAATGAGTGGGTGCGCTTAGAGGAGAGTGACGATGAGTGACTTTCACGATTTCACTGGGTCTACCCGTATGGACTTTGACTGCGTTACAGACTCTCGTAAAGAAGTCGTAGTCCAACTACCCACAGACCCATACGATCCACAACAAAATGTGTGCGTTGTCGTTTTCACTAACGAGGGAGTTATCTTTGACTTCTACGAGGACGGCGAACTCGTCCGTACGAATGGGCGCACCTATCAAGAATGGTTTGATGTGTCGCTACAAGCGTAGGGGCACCCATAGCCTGAATATCACTACAACAAGGAAGGGATTATGAACGATCCAATAAAGAAAGAGAACGGCTCTATTGACACCGACGCTTATAAAGGTATGTCGGGGCTGGTAGATGTGAGTGGAATGAAGGTGTCTGTCACTGTCACTGATACCCGTGTGTGTTACGGGCGATTTGATTTGTGCGTAGTGCCGAAGGAAGGTAACGGTCAGCGTTGGATTGACTACAAGAATGTAGAACTCTCCGATACACCGAAGCCAACTGCCGAACCTGAACTCTCTACGATACGAGAAATGATTTTGTCTCTTACTGAGAAAGCGAAAGCGAAGCAAGAGGCATAAAGGTTTGTGGGGTTCTCCGTAGCGACCCTATTCATTATGGAGAACTTCCACAAAACACTTGACATTGGTTTGATTTACCGATATACTTATCGCTATAACCACCACTACCAAAGGGGATTACTATGCCGAACTGGTGCTACAACAGAATGAATGTTACGGGCGACCGTGAGTCGCTAGTCAAACTCACTGAAGCGATTACCCGTAAGCACGACCCGTCGCTCGCTGAGACAACGATGGGCGTTGAGCAAGTTGATTACGACTTGACTATCTTATTCCCCGTCCCTGAACCGTTGGCTATTCGTGCCGTGTTCTTGAGTACCGAAACTGACGACCCCGAATACCAAGAACTTCTCAAGAAGTACGAAGCAAACAAGGCGGAGTACGGTCACACCACTTGGTATGACTGGTGTATCAACAACTGGAGTACGAAGTGGTCGCCTCGTATTGAGGAGTGGGAAATTATTGACCACTCTGATGGGAGTGGCGGTATCTATGCGTACTACGAGACTGCGTGGTCGCCTGCTGACGGACTTATCCGTGAGGTGAGCAGACAGTTCCCCACACTCTTATTCACAGTTTCGTCTGATGAGGAAGGTCGTTCGTTCTCTTGCGTGATGGCGTTCAGTAAAGGCGAGATTGTTGCTGAGGCTGGTTGCGAACTATCCGCCAACAAAGTTCCTGAGCAGTTCCGTGAGGCTTATGCGAGGATAGATGAGGAAATAGAGTCTGGTACAAGTGACGGGAACTACGACGCTTGGGACGAGATGAGCGAACTTGACAGTGACATTCTCGGCTGGTTAGAAACTGAAGTGGACAACCAACTGCGTGACAAGGGATTACTGCCGAAAGTCAGCGCATAACAGATTTTGGTTGGGGCTACGGCATTTCCTTGCTTTATGGACAACCTGCGATATAAGAGTTTTCGCAATTTTCTCTTTGCGTCGTTATAAGGTTGTTTGCCCTCGCCAACTACCCGTAAGGTTTTCAGACTTCTTCTGAGTGTTCGCAGTTTTCGTCGTGAGTGTGTTCTTCGGTGGCGACTTCAGTGTCGTTCTTCTTGGACTTGCGCTTAGGCTTTTCTTCGGCGACAACTTCTTCCGTAACAACTTCTTCCGTGACGACTTCTGCGACAGGGGCGATTTCTTCCGTGACGACTTCCGTGACGACTTCTGCGACGGGTTCAGCGACGACTTCGGCAACGGGGCTGATTGCTGCGGCACGAGCGGCGCGGTGAGCAATAAGTTCTTCTCTTGATAGTTTGCGCATTGTAGTTCTCCTGATTGGGGTACAGAACAGTGTATCAAATACTAGGGTTATTATAAAATAAGACTTGACAGAAAGAAAGTTATCTTGTATGCTTGACACTATGACACCACACGAAGCGGATACAGAATACAAAAACACTCTCCGTAGCCTCGCTGAGGAATACGGCGGTTACAGTTTTATCCCTAGCGACTTATGGCGTGAAGCGTCAGAGATCACTCGTGCGTGGGCAGTCGTTGCCAAGTACGAGGGTACGGTCAGTAAAGAACTACTCGGTCGCTATATGGTTCCGCTATCCATTATCGGTCGTATTATGCCGTCGGTAACGCTTGACGACACCCGTAAGGTCGCTCGTGCTGACCAATACAAAGCGTTTGAGCAGTGGGCGAGAGAACACGACAGGGAACAGTTCACGACAGATCAGATCGTGGAAGCGTCAGGGTTCGGATATCAAACGACACTGAAGTTCATAGACGGTAATCCGTACTTCCATAAGATCAAGAAGGGCTTGTACGAGTGCCGTGATTATCACGCTGATCGTGAGCAGGCTAAGAAATCTAAATAAATCCAAACAAACACTTGACAGGTGATCTAATCACTGCTAGAGTTATACCCGTAAGCAAAACCACCACCACACAGAAAGAAACATAATGACCACCACCACACTCCCTGCCTGCTGGCAGAAGTTCCACAACGCCCTACACGCTGGTATTGACCGAATTATCTTATTCGGACCCGCTGGCACTGGCAAAACATTCGCTGGCTTGTCTTTCGGCAACACAGCAGGCGGTTCATTCCGTCTTGCTTGTACTGAGGATATGACCAACAGTGAAGTATCGGGTTCATTTATGCCTGACGCTAAGGGCGGTTTCTCTTGGGTTAGCGGTTCTGCGCTGAAGGCGTGGAACGGCGACGGTACTCTCGGCGGTCGTCTTGTCGTAGACGAAATTGACAAGGCTGGTGGCGATGTGTTCGCTACCCTGCTGAACTTTCTTGACTCACCTGAGTCGGCTAGTTGGGAACACCCTGAGACAGGTCGTATCTACACTCCCCGTAGCGGTTTCTCTGCCGTAATGACAACGAACATTGAGAATATGGCAGAACTACCCGTAGCACTTGCCGACCGTTTCCCCGTTCGTATTCGTATCAGCGAGCCACACCCTAACGCTCTCGTGAAATTGTCTGACGACTTGCGTGGTATGGCAGTGCGTATGTCTGACGCTGGTAAACAACGGATTAGTCTCCGTGCGTTCTATGCGTTTGACAAACTGCGTTCTACTCTCTCCATTGAGGAGAGTGCTGAGATCGTGTTCGGTGAACGAGCGAGTTCGGTTCTAGAAGCGATGAAAGTAGACGCTCTCCGATGAGCAAGACACTTCATCGCCCACTACCTGAGATCATTACTAGACCTGATGTTACGGCAGGTGAATGGTCGGTATCCGACTGCGCACCTACCCGTGGCTTGCCACACACTGTCATTAGTAATAAGCGTCTTGTCGCTCCACAGGGCAGTGACCCGTTATCACAGGCGGTACGAGCGCACGAGATGGTTCATATCAAAGTGTCACCACAGGACTACACACCGTGGGTACAGCGTGGACACGCCACTTATGAGTCAATGATCGCTTGCGAGGAAGCACGAGTGAACTATCTCGCTACGAAAGCAGGGTTTGATATGAAAGCCCTCGCCGATGGTTCTGAGAAAGAAGCAGGCGAGCGTCTTGTCGCTAACGAGGACTGGGAAGGTGCGGTGCGCACTGCTATCGCAACTCTCGGTAGTAACGCCCATAGGCAATTCATTACGGGCGTACGCCGACATAACAAGGTGTGGGCTGATGTTCTTGCCGATATTGGTAGGCGAGCAATGCGTGAACTAAAGAAGCACGATAAGCGTCGTGGTAAGCACAGTCTTGCTAGTACGGCTGAGGGCGTAGCAGACTTCACGCCTTACGGTTTTATCTATACCGAAATGTTGGCGAACTGGGTTGATCGTTTGTGCGGTGATAATCCCAACGACAGAAACAATGACGACGATAACTCTGACGATGGTGACACTGACGATAGTGAAAGCAAAGACTCTGATACCAAGAAAGAGCCTAGTGACACCCGTGAGCCTACCCGTGACGAGATCAAGAAAGTGGTGGAGAAGTATAAGCAGATGTCTATCGCTGATACTCCTATCCCTGAATGGTTTGAGTTGGTCGTTGAGACTTGCCCTATGCCAGTGATACTGAATGGTTCTATGGGGCGTAGGCGTGTTGCGAGCAATGTTGGTAAGAGTCCTCGCCGACTTCATCGTTACTTGACTGACCCCCAACGACGAGTGTTTGACCACACTATTCGTGGTAAGGGCGGTATCGTTCTTATTGACTGTTCGGGTTCTACTCAGATCAGTAAAGATCAAGTGCGTGAAGTGTTGCTGAATAGTCCTAGTGCGACTGTCGTTGCTTATACAGTGTTGAGTTTCACCCGTGACGATAATGGCGTACTTCCTGCTAATGCGTGGGTTCTCGCTCAGAACGGTCGTATGGTTGATGAGATACCGTTTGATCGTGGTTCTGCTAATGCGGTTGATCTCCCTGCCGTTCGTTGGGCGGTTGCTAATCGTAAGCGTCGTGAGCCGATCATTTGGGTTACTGATGGTGGCGTGACTGGTTATCGTGATGAGTGCCACGATGCTCTGAACATTGAGTGTCTTGAGTTTGTGAAGCGTCACGGGATTATTCTTGCGAGCGATGTCACTAACGCTATTGACAAACTGACTAAACTACGAACAGGCGTTCGCCCTACTTCTGATTACGGTATGGGGTTTGATCGGTTTGTCTCTCAAGTATTCGGCTAGTGGTTCGGGTACGAGCGTAAGCGTTGTGCTACGCTATTTCCGAAGTGTAGTTGAGTTACTTTTGTCGTGGTGGTCAGTCAGTGACTCCTACACTTCACCTATTGGCACTGCCTTGCTCTCACGAGTGGGGCGGTGCTTATTGGTATGTGGGGCAGGTATGAGAGAGACACGAGGTACTGAACTACTGTCACGCTCTCGCCTACTGTCATACTCCGACACGCACACTCCCTTACTCCCTAGAGTTACCCGTAGGACTACCCGTAGCACTTGGCGACAGGACACACTAAGAGACAGCACGCTAGGGGGTAGTAGGGTAACGAGGACAGGTCAGGGTAGGGGAGGGACTTTTTTCGTTTTGACGGCTCATTAGGGTAGGGGTACGCAATGCTTGACGGTGGTGGAAAGCGAACTGCCGAAACGAAACGATAACGACTGACCGACATAGGCATAGGGTATATGTCTAGGATTACCCGTAGCACTTGCGACTGACCCCCTTATCGTAGTGCCCCCTCGCCTCGCCCCTTACCCCCTTGCCTTACCCCCTCGCCTCGCCCCCCTTACACCTCGCCTCGCCCCTCGCCTCGCCACCCTGCCTCGCCCTATCGCACTCCCCTTATGCCTCGCCTTACAAGACCGCCTAACGAAAGCAAAAACGAAAGCGAACACTTCACTCTCAGACCATAAGAAAAAGCCACAGAGAGCCACACACACCTCGCCTTAGGCGACGACAGGACACTCTCACGCCCTTACGCAAGGCTTGACGGTGGTGGAAAGCCGACACACCCCCCAAAAAGATCGGCAAAAGTATGCCGAACAATAGTCACAACGACTGCCATAACCCTCGCCGTAGCCCCACCCGAACACCCGTTCGCCGAACACCCGTTCGCCCCCCCCCCCCGCCGACCCCCGAACACCTGTTCGCCCCCGAAAACAAAGGTGCTGGTAGTCCCGCAAATCAGCCCCCATTACAAGCCCAATAACACCCGTAGACTTACCCGTAGATGTTTGTACTGTACAAACGAACACCTGTACCCCCACGCGACCCGCAAAGAGTAGGACATACGGGGCTGCCCCCAACTTTTCCGTGCGGGGATTTCCCCGTGGGCGGGCGTGTACTATATTTTTGGTGTTCCGATGTCTCGGTTAGATTTATCCAGTGTGGTGTGGGGTGGTTATTCTTTTTTGTTGGTGAGGTTGTTCCACCAGAGGCGTGTGAGTGTCCATGTGATGGCGATGAGTGCTGTTTGTGGCCAGGTGGGGTGGTTGGCGACGATGTTTTGTTTGTGGAGCACGTAGAGGGGGACCCAGATGGCTGCCTGGGTGAGCAAGACCGTGATCATGAAGCCGGTGAGGACGGCTGTTGCGGTGGGTTCGTTGTTTTGTTTCATTTTGGTGTGGTTGTGGTTCGTTTGATGATTTGGTGGATGCGTTGGCGGCTGAGGTTGTATTGGTCGGCGATTTGGGAGAGTGATTGTCCGGTTTGGCGGAGTGTGTGGATGTCGGTGTTGCGGAGTGTTTTGGTTGTGGGGCCTGGTTTGAGTGGTCCCCAGGTCCAGCCTTGTGTGTTGTTGAGGGTTTGTTGACGGTTTTGGGGGAGTTTGCCGTTTTTGTTGCGTTGGCGCATGTAGCCGACCCAAGCCCCGAGTGTGATTTGTTGGCCGTCGAGTTTTTCGGTGTGGGTTGCGGGGACGAGTGCGTTGCCTTCGCGTTGGATGTATTGTTGTAGTGCTTGGTGGTATTGGTTGAATCTGGTGTTGTTGTCCATGTTTAGTATGTTAGTTGACGTTTTTGGTTGGTGTGGGGTGTGTTGTAAAGTTTTTTTGTGGTTTTAATGTTTTTTTGTGTTTGTGCTTTGTTTGACGGTGGTGGAAAGGGTTGTTATGGGTGAGGATTTTGGGGATTTGTTTGATTTTTTGGGTGGTTTGGATGGTTTTTTGCCTGGGGCGTTGTTTGAGTGTGTGAATGATGTGTCTTTTGAGTTAGGGGAGTCCCGGGGTGAGTCGGATGTTTTGTTTTTGGGTTCGGATGGTCGGCGTTTGGTGAAGTGTTTGCATGTTCCTCGGTCTGGTTTGGGTGGTGATGGGCCGGTTTTGTTTCCGGGGGTGTCGAATTTTATTATCGTAGCCGCCTATTCGGATGAATTTATCCAGGATCGGGTTCAGGAATTGATCGAAGAGTTCGACTCCGAAGAGGAACGCGAAGAGGAATGGGAAAAGTTCATGTCGACACTGGCGAAAGATATCGCGTACATTTACGATCAGAACCCGCCAGAGAACCTGGTCGACCAACTCGGAGATTTATGAACTGGAACACTGCCGCAGCCGAAGTCACCGAAAGAATCTTTAACGGTGATCAACCATCCGGCACCCTGGAAGGCCTCAGGTTCCTTCTGGATCACTTTGTCGACTCGAACACCTCAGAACGTTTAGAAGGCTGCCAGAGCGAAGAATTCGTTGCTTTAGGGAAGATTGCGTTGCAGTTAGGCCGGCGCCACGGCTATTTCGAAGGTCCGAGTGCTGCCCAGCACGTTTTAGACACGGTGATCCGCAAACAGTGCGACTACGGGCATCACAATATTGCTCGATTCGGTCGTTTGGGTCTCCTGGTGCGTATGCATGACAAGATTGCACGTCTCGAAAACTTGATGTCTTCGGGCCGGACCCCCAATCATGAATCAATCGAGGACAATATCCTAGACGTTGTTGGGTATTCAATTGTTGGTGCGATGTGGGAAGAGGGTTCTTTTTTGTTTGATGTTGTGCCCTTACACGCGCTACAAGTGACGGTGGTGGAAAGCGGCCCTCACCACGAAAAGGAATGGGTGTTCTGATCCACTAGGGGTCAAAAATATATAAACACGTTCCTCTGTTTAGATAAATCTATCCAATATGTAAGGGGAGCACACCACCCCCAAAAAAAAAATTGCTTTTTTAGCCGTCCAGCACACCTGGTAAAAGAAACTACTTTTCGGAAAACCCCCGCCCGGGTGGGGAGCCTCAGGAGGCATCACCTGCATCCACCCCCTGAGGCATCAACCCTAGTGGCCATCGAAGGAAAGGGGAACTTCTCCGGCTAAAAATCAACCTAGCACAACCACAAAACACGTGCATGTAAACAAATCTTTCAAATATTTAAAGAAATATCCCATCGGTGCTTGCACGCGCGCCACAACGCGTGATACGTTGCCCGACAACAACTACGGTCGACCGGTCGGAACTGTGATAACACTTGCGTCACCTGCGCAAAGTGCTATTAGTGGTGCACTTGAGACGGAGAGACCTTTTCTAAAGGTTCCCCCGGACCCCCTCCAAAGGGGTTTTCTTCTCTTACTAGTTTTCAACTATTGAGAAACTAAAGTCATTGCTTGTAATGATTCTTTATTAACTCACAAATAAAACACCTTTTGAGAGAAGAATCTATACGCGTACCGATCGGTCAAGCAAAGTAAAGAAAGGAAGACACTTTGAACGTTAATATATTAAATACTATGGAAAACGAATTTTTTGAATTTCAAAAACCAGAGAAGAAGAAGAAGAAAGTTCGCGGACCTTCAAAAGCAACGGTAGAACAGACAGTCAAAGGTTCTACGGTGGCGGAAAGCGCCATTCAAGAAATCTACGACTACTGGTGTCATGTGATGCGACCGAATCGGAAGAACCCTGCGCGTCTGGATGTTAAGGGTCGTGATCGTGTTGCGGCTGCGATTAGTGATTTTGGTATGGAGGTGTGCCGGCGTGCGATTGATGGTTGTTCGAAGTCGGATTTTCATATGGGGCGGAATAAGCGTGGGCGTCGGTATGACAGTTTGGATTTGATTTTTCGTTCGCATGATAATGTTGAGCGGTTTTTGGGGTATTTGGTGGATGGTGATGAGCCGTGGTGAGGGTTCGTGATGTGTCGAAGGAGTTTGAGCAGTTTGTGTCGGTTTGTTTTGCGATGTTTAATCGTGAGTTGTTTGAGGGTGATCGGCGTAATGTTGTTCGTGCTTGGTTTGATGTGTTGGGGGATGTGGATGTTGAGTTGTTGCGTGTGAAGTTTGTTGAGTTGGCGACGGTGTCTAAGGTGATGCCGACTCCTGGGTTGTTGCGTAGGCATGTGTTTGCTGATCGTATTAGTGATGTTGTTTCTCCTGCTGTTGCGTGGGGTCAGTTGCAGGGGTTGCGGGTTGCTTTGAATTCTGGTGTGGAGCGTCCGGTGCTTGCTGTGACGGTGGTGGAAACGATTCAGAAGTTGGGAGATGTTGTGTTTGGTTTGACGACTAATGGTGATCGGGAGTATTTTTTGGAGGTGTATCGTGATGTTTGTGAGGCGCGATTGGTTGAGTTGTTGAGGGTGGGTGTATGAAGCGGTTGACGGGTAGGCCTCCGGTTGTTCCGGTTGGGGATCGTGCGTCTTTGTCGTTGAAGGTGTCTGCTGATTTTAAGAGGTTGGTGTTGGCGCAGGCTGAGGGGTATGGGTTGAGTATTAGGGAGTATGTGGAGTTGTTGGTGTTGAGAGACGTAGGAAAATGAAGTGGGTGCAGGCTTACAGATCATTGACTTTAAATGCCACAAGGACTCTCCTTCTGTTGCGGAGTTAATGCATGATATTAAAACGCCGACGTTGCTTGAGTACGGTACGAAGTTTTGGGATTCAGATAATCTTCGTCTAATTGATTCTTCGTTAATTAGATTTTGCGAGGCATGGGGTAAACCTTATGGTTTTATTCAGGAACAGGATGGCGCTATTGTTCAGAATCTTTTTCCAATAAAGAAAAATGAAAGTGAACAAATTTCTTCTTCATCTTTGGCTACTTTGGAGATGCATACTGAGACTGCTTTTCATCCTTGGCGTCCACAGTATGTAATTCTTCTTTGTGTTCGTGGAGATGAGCGTGCTGAAACAACTTATGCAATTCTTGATGATATTTTATATGGCATGGATCAAGAAACTATTGATATTTTGCATCAACCGATGTTTACAACAACATTAGATAAGAGTTTTCAAAATTCGAATCAGAAAGACTCTTTAATTAAAACTGCAGTATTTTTTAATAATGGCACGTCGATGGCTTATGATCGCGTTTTGATGAATGGACTCAACAAGGACGCGAATCACGCTTTGGAAGTTCTTTCTTCTGCCATAGAAAGTTGCAAGCAGGCTTTTGTATTATCTACTGGTAATATTGCCATTATTGAAAATTGGAAAGTTGTTCACGGGAGAACACCATTCGTTCCTAATTATGATGGCAATGATAGATGGTTGAAAAGAGTGATGGTTAGACGTTCCATGCCTCATCAGCACGATATTTATAAGATTGCCGACAAAGAACATTATATTGTTAAGACAACTTTTTAGTTTTTTACTAGAAATCCGTTTGGATTTTCTATGAAGTTCTCACCAAACATATCGCAAGCATAGGTATTTATAGAATAACTATCACCTATGTGGTTTAAAATTCCGTCATGTGTATCTTTATTCAAAGTATGACAACAGATGAAATGATCTCCCTTTTTTAAATATGGGTCAATCGCTTCCAATAACTCAATTGTGTTAATTCCAACATCGTCAATAACAAATTTTGGTCCATCAAGATTTGCGATCATTTCGTGATTAACTGTTAAATAATTTTTGATGTCAAAAATATCAAGTTGAACTAACTCAACATCACTAATTGGTTCCTGAATAACATTTCTCAAAAAATCGATGTCGTACGAAATGATCTTCATGTCATGATTAATATTTTTAGCAGTATCGCTCATGTACTCAGATAGGCCACCATCAAAAGTACCGAATTCCATTACATATGAAGGCCGTTCGTGGTCAATGAGCATGCGCATTGCATTCAAAAACATTGGGTCATGCATTATTTGTCTATTTTTATATCTGTTACTACTTACGCGCCCATAGTTCATTAACACCGCAATATCAGAATCTGTGTAAACGCCAGAAAACTTGCGTTCACTAGATGATTTTAGGTGCTTTTCTAACATCTTTCAATTATACTTGAACTCATATTGCCATCACGTTACGAAACGGAATTTATATATGACCATTATCACTCTTGAACCCTGGGAATACGTGCATGCGTGCAATGTTGGCATAGCAAGGTTTGCTGCAAATTGGGGAAAACAAGATGCTCCACATTATAAAAAAGAATTAATGGAAGACGATAGAACGGCAACAGTCGCATCTGCTATTTGTGAACTCGCCGTAGCCAAAGCAACTAATCGTTTTTGGAGTGGGCATGTATGGTCAAAAGAAGAACATAATAAATATCGAAATGTTCCCGATGTCGGCAGAAACATTGAAGTACGACGTGTACGCAAAGGAAACACTGTCGCAGTGCGGAAACATCAATTAGGAAAAGGTTTAGTTCTTTTTGCTGCCCAACCCGAAGTACCAGAATTTATTAATGTTGATATCTGGGGATGGTTAGATTACGACAAAGCATGGGAATTGGCAGAACCAGCACATTATGCTCCAGAAACAACTCGCCTACTCAATAAAGAACATTTAAAAATAGATTTGCCATAAAAGAAAAATTGTTTAGATATTTATATTATGATGAGCGATATGAGTAAACCAATTTTTGTTGCATCTATTGCCAAGAATGAAGAAAAGTATGTTAAAACTTGGGTAGAAAGTGCCAAGGGTGCAGATGGCATATTCCTTCTCGATACTGGCTCAACGGATAACACTGTTTCAATAGCCAAAGAATGTGGCATTAGCGTATTTGAACAAACGTTCAATCCATGGCATTTTGCTAACGCACGAAATCATTTACTTGATTTACTACCAGATGTTGATGCATGGATAATCAACCTAGATTTAGATGAACAATTACTAGGTGACTGGACTACCGCATTAAAAAATGCACCAGATTGGGCAACACGAGTACGTTACTCATATACCTGGAATTGGCTAGAAGACGGAAGCCCGGGCCTGGTTTATCATGGAGACAAAATAGTTAGACGCCAAATGTTCAGATGGAAAGGCGCATGTCACGAAGTCAACGTACAAACAAGTGGGGAAGAACGCCACCACTTCACTAACGAATTTCAAATACATCATTTCCCAGACCAAACTAAATCACGAAGTTCCTACCTCCCCCTATTACTGCAAGACATAGAAGACGATCCAGAAAATGGTCGGCAAACCTACTACACAGCACGAGAACTGTTTTTTAACAACAGATACGAAGAAGCAACAAAACTATTTGAACGCCATCTAGTAATGAAGGATTCCAACTGGAATGCAGAACGTGCTTATTCAATGCGATTCCTCGCAATAATGCATCCACATAAAGCAGAATTTTGGCTTCTGCGAGCATGTGCCGAATATCCAGAAGGTCGGGAACCATGGCTTGACCTAGCACAACATTGTTTTGATACTTCCAAATGGGAAGGATGTTACTGGGCCGCCAAACGTACCCTAGCGATTACTGAACGAGGGTCGTTATATCTTAATGAAGCAAAATCATGGGGATATTTGCCGCATGACCTTGCAGCGATCAGCGCTTATCGTCTAGGCCTATACGATGAAGCAATCAAGCATGGTTTAGAAGCGCTGAGTTTTCATCCCGAAGATGAACGTCTTCTAGATAATCAATACTGGTATGAGAGCGCAAAAACTTGCGTCAATGTTGTTATACCAACAAAAAGTAATTTTGAAGGACTTATTGCTTTATTGCAAGATTTATGCATCGATAAAAAAGTTGGCAAAATATGCGTAGTTGCCGATGGACCTCACGTATTTGACAATCTTCTAGAATTGCCATACGACTTAGAAATCAATGAATCTATTCAATTTTTTACTGCCGAAGAAGGCAAAGGAATCCAGTATTTATGGAATTTAGGTATGAATACTGTTGGTAGAAAAAACCATATAGCATTCTTGAACGACGATGTGCGGCTAGATGTCTCATGTATTAGTTCACTTTGTGAAACCTTAGACAGAAACAAAAACATTGGTCTAGTTTGCCCCAACTATACAGAAATTGAAATGACTGAAGATAAGCAAGTTTTTGATACTTGTCGTTCACGATATGACGGCACTGGTGGCATGGCTGGTTTCGCTATGGTTCTACGTTCAGAACTCGTCAAAGCATGGTCGTTCGATGAAGGGTACAAGTGGTGGTACGGCGACGACGATTTAGTTAATTGGGTAAATCATAATACGCCATACAAAACTGTTATTTCACACAAAACACACTGCGTCCATGCAGATAGCATGACCATAAAGACAAATCCACCAGAAGACTTTGAAAATATTGTTGAAGAAGACAAAAAACGTTTCATTATGAAATGGGGAGAGAACAATGCACGCTGAAGTATTTGACTGGGTAGAAAGTTCATTCAAAAAATGGAAAGAAGTTCACCCGAACGATAACTATAGAGTTATTGAAATTGGTAGCCTAAACATTAACGGCACTATTAGAACAATTTTCAATGATGCCGAAAACTACTGTGGCGTTGATATACAAACAGGCCCTGGCGTTGACCTAATAGCGGATTCCGCATATTGGCTAGCCCCAGAACCAGTAGACATAATTGTTTGCTGCGAAGTTTTCGAACATGCTCAAGAGTGGCGAAGAATCGTAGAAATGACTTACAAAAACTTGAAACCAGGCGGAATCTTCATTGGCACTGCTGCCGGTGAAGGCAGATTCCCTCATTCCGCAATTGATGAAAACCCAATTCGTGATTGGGAATACTATGCAAATATTGGTGCTCGCGATATGCGATGGACCTTAGAGCGCAACAATTTCAAAAATGTGCTAGTGAATACAGTCAATAATGATGTTCGTTGGAGTGCACACAAATAGTTATTTCAAAAGATATAGCAATGTCAATAAAGGAGTAATAAAAATGCCCGAACTAAACGCAAACATACCTGCAATCGAATGTTATGTACGAGGTAACTATCTTCGTAACCAGGTTGACTCACACGACCAATATTTTCCTTGCATGATTTTTGGCGTGGCCTCAATGCAGGGTCGGTCACCGTTATTTCATTTCTTGATGGAAGATGGTGCTGTTTGGTGGAGAATGCCCATTTCAGCGTTTTGTGCCGAACCAGGTGTACCCGAAGTAGATATTCATGATTTAGTTCTGTGGAACTCTTTTAGTTCACAAATCTCTGTTACAGAGTTTGAAGCAATGCGCCATATGCGAATGACCTATGTTGCTCGGTCAGGCGAATTTGTTAACGGCAAATACCTATTCACTCTTGACTGGCACTCCCCTGATGCCAACCAAATCAACGCAGGTTTCAGCGAAAACCCCGGTCAACACAAATGCGGCCATGTAATCCTCAGGAACGACGGCAACTTCGCTATCCAACCCAACAACAGGGTAAGACTGTTTGACCCGTCGTTCACCACCAAAGACGGAACACTCATCGAAAGACTCATTAACACTCGCCTGTGGGATGTGGAGGACGCTGATAAATGGCGCACCTCAGACGATGATAGGTATGAGTATGGTATTGACATAATTGATACGGAATAAGTTGAAGTAACTCAAAACACCATAGAGGGAAACATGGAACTTACAGAAGAACAATCAAAAAAGTTTTGGGCAAAAGTAAATAAAGAAGCGGATAACGGATGCTGGGAATGGACGGCGGCAACAAGCAGTAAGGGATATGGGCAGTTTGCTCTAAATAAAATTGCCAAATCAACGCACCGAATTAGTTACATAATCCACAAGGGTGAAATACCAGACGGACTTATGATTTGTCACACATGCAACAACCCTCCCTGTATAAACCCAAATCACCTTTACGCCGGAACAAGCAGTGACAATATGAAGCAATCCGTTCGTGAAATGCGTCATTTTGAACAGTCAAAAACACATTGTAAAAATGGGCATGAGTTTAATCAAGAAAATACATTTCTTCGGGATCGAAAAGGCCGCGGGATTACTCGTGTTTGTAGGTCTTGCAAACGTGATGCTGAAAGAAAACGTAGAATTTTTACAAAAATTAAAATTCACACAACAGAAAGTTTCCACACGGACACTAAAGAAATCAAATGAAACTTACAGATGAACAACTAAAAAGATTTTGGGCAAAAGTAGATAAAAAAACAGAAAGTGAATGCTGGGAATGGATTGCTGGAAAAAATTCTCGTGGATACGGTAATTTTAAATTAAATGGGAAGACAGTCACGGCATCTCGTATCTCATGGTCATTACTTAATGGGGAAATATTCAGTGATATTTTTGTTTGCCATTCATGCGATAATCCATCATGTGTAAATCCAAGTCATTTATTTGTTTCTGATAATCAAGGAAATGTCGATGACATGATTGGGAAAAAAAGACATCGAAATCAAGTAAAAACACATTGTGGAACATGTTCACGCGAATACTCCATTGAAAATACTTATCATAGGAGCAGTGGACATAGGGTGTGCAAATATTGTTCTAATAAAGCAAGCAATGAGTATCATAAAAACAATAGAAATAAAATTAATATACGCAGAAGAAATAAATATAAAACGACCAATGACTAATGCTCTATAGAAAAATTTTATTAACCAATATTTTATGACGTAATGGGGTGGCATCCACGCCAGATGAATGGGTCTTTGATTATGATTTCAGAATTTTCAAGTGAGTTCGTCATGAGGTTTGCGTCACTATTATGAAACAAACATTTCTCTGCATCAATCATTGCATCAATTAGAGTGTTGATTTGAATGTTGATTCCGCTATTTTGTTGTTCTTGTTCGTAAGCAAGGATGTCGTGGGTGTCTCTGTTAGTCATGATATTTCTTTCTCATTGGGGGTGTGTAGCGTTTGTTTGAATTTGGTCGTTTGCGGTAGGGGTTTTTCCCTGGGGGTGGGGTGTAGTTTCCGAAATATCTAGAGATGTCTCCGCCTGTGCGGTAGTGCCAGTCAATAAGGGATGTTATTGAGTTATTCATTTCGCGAAATGCTTCTATCATTGGGTCTCTGTACGTTATTGGGTCTCTGGAGTCTTGATGCACGTAGCAGAAGTAAGTGGCTCCCATTGCATTTCCTTTGCATTGGTTCCCGTCTTTTCTTTTTGATTGGCATATGAGGCGTTTCATGGACCCGTTGTTCCTTGTTGAGTAAAGCCTTTCTCAGTTGAGAACAAATCTGTAAAGGGACCTGCTGGTCCGTTGGCGCCCTTTGCAAATAGGGACAAGTCCGTAAAGGGACCTGAAGGACCTTGCTTAGTGTCGGGCGTTTCTGTAAATTGTCCTGCGTTTGGATAGCCTGCTGGAATACGTGACCCGCGCGAGTCGCGATCACGGGTCACGAATGTTGGATTACTAAAGTGTTCGGAAAGTATCCGACGGACAACCTCACCTCTTGTGATGTCATGCACCAATGCCGCATTGTCGAGGTGGGAGCGTAATGTAGTATTAATACGAACGCAAAGCGTGGGGTACTTCTTTTTTGATTTGCTTACTGTGGTGTCGGTCATGGTGATTAACCTACCCGCTGATTGCCCAGTTGTCAACCTATTAAAAGATAATTCAACCGAAACTTAGGGTTCTATAAAAATGCATTCCCCAGGACAATCCTCGGCAGCCTCAACAACATCATCTATTCTGTCGTCTGAGAAAGAAGCCAGGCCAGCGGAACCCTCTAAATTGCCCGCTGCTGCCGCATAAATCTTTCCGCTCTCTTGCACATAGGCAAGACCATCCGACATCATTACGAATACATCTGGGGCTATCTCCGCGCATAAACCGTCCCCGGTACATAAATCTTGGTCAATCCAAACTTTCATTTACAGGCTCCGTATTCTGCATTACGCATTAAACGCTTTAGTAAATCCTTCAGGACAAGTTTTTTTGCATATCAAATCTGCGATAACAGGTGCAACTGCTGCTCCGATTGCAATACCAACACCCGCTGGCGTTGCCCATAATGCTGCTGAATCTAAACTTTTGGCTAAACAGTTTGAGATTATGTTTTTTAATAGCGTGGGGTCGATGCTCTCGCTAACGAATGGTATTAGTAAAAATCCTTCCGTTATGATTTCGCTCATTGCCGCTACTGCCACTGCCTTGGTTGCCATATCTGCAACATAAAGAAGCGGCTGTGCCATAATTGATAGAGTGGTTGATGTTGCTGCACCTGCGGGTTGTGCTGGCGTAAAATAGGCAATAACCCCAGCCGAGATTGCTGCAGTCACTGCTATGTTGCAACCGTTTTCATCCACCCAATGGTAGGCATCGATTACGCCATCTTTTACTATTTCATAGCCTGATTCTATTTTATTTCCTAAATCAATGAGTACTGGTAGTACTTCGTCTCCCACCTCCATGGCAATCATGTCTTCAAACGTGTGGTTCTCTTCAGGATGAGCGTGGATGTACTTTCTGGCGTTTTCGGTAAGTGCGTGATAACCGCAGTCCGAACCTGGCCATTCACCACCCCAACCGTAAGACCTCACTTCATAGGGGTCACAGTCTGAGCAATGAAAAACAACTCCAATACCTTTTTGTGCTGCCATTTTATTTTCCTTCAGTAAGTAAGTTTTGTTTAACTCAAACTTTTATTTGGTTTTGAATTCAGTCCATGTCTTGTCGCCAACACCGAAGTATTCGCGTGCATATCCTGCGCCAACGATGTCTTTGTTGAGGCATGCGGTTGTTGGTGATTCGATGTCGCCCGATGAGTAGAGTTCGGCAAGTACACGACCGTACTTTTCGTTCTTATCAACGATGGTTTTGATGAAAACCGTCTCGTGGTTGTGTAGCCAATCTTTTGTGAATTCTTTGGCTTTGAGACCCATTTGTTTTTCGGCTGCGTCCTTAGTGCGTGATTCGGGTGTGTTGATTCCATAGAGACGAACACGAATCTTATGATGAACACTAAAACCAAGGTCGACCATTAGGTCAACGGTGTCACCATCTACGACTCCTAGAACTTTTCCTGTGTACCAGTATGGATTGATCATGTTATCTATTAGGCTTTGGTCGTATGGATGGTGCTTTTGGTCTTCCTGGGTTCCCTGGACCACGAATAGGGCGGGTAAGATTACTATTTATGTCTCGTCCTTCTGCAGCACTCGCTCGCTCACGACTATCCATTGTTCCACTGGTTGTGTTGTATGCCTTACGCGGTTTATTGATGCGGTTTGCTTCATTGTTAGAAAGTCTTTTCCCAGCCGCATTTGACGCTGATATTGAATTGAACTTACCTAGATGTTGTCCAGTTCTTTTATAGTGATCCCGAGCACTTTGTTCACCCTTGGGGCCGCTCCAATTTTCTCCACGAGGACCAATTGTTGGAATGAGGACTTCTTTTCCGTTGTCAGTAATTCCCATGCTTCGAACAGTGCCATAATCTCCACCTGGGAGTTTTACGGCACGGCGCTTTGATACATCGATGTTGCCAGGTTCGATCATTCCATCATTAGAATTGCGAGGTCTCTTTAACTGCTTCATAGATAATTCAAATTGTTCAAAAGATTTCTGACCTTTGGATTCTTCTTTGCTGTTTCTATATCGATCTAGGAGTCGACGTCCTTTTGCTGCAAGTTTTGCTGCGTCTTCCAAGTTTCGTGGTACGGGTTCGCCCCACGCTCGCGCTGATAACGCGAGACGAGTCGGTCTTCCTTTCGGATCAACCATTGGTCCACGCGGATTCGTAAAGAACCTAACCAAGAAAGAACCTTTGCGACGCATTTTGGTTGGCGTATCTGCCGCACCTTTAACACCGGGTTTAAGATTCGCACCTTCTGTCTCCTTGAAATGTTTACGACCAGCAGCGGTTAACCCGCCGTCGGGGTCACGTAATGGTTGTTGTGCGGATTTCATGAATCCTTGATCGTTTGTTTCGTTTGCTCGGTATGTCGGCATGGGTGCAGGTCTACGATTTTGATTGGGCGCGGGCCTTCTGAATCCTGGATCGTTTGTTTGTCTGCCTCGGTTTACTGGCATGGGGGCTGGTCTGCGTCTTGGATTGATTGGCAGTGTTTGATTCGGCATCGGCGCAGGTCCAGGAGGTGGATTTGAACCACTACCCGGCTTCGCTGGACCCAAACCATACGACGAACGATAAGCAGCAACCTGGCTAGGTGTAGTTAGTTTGTCGTATCCCTGACCCTTACCGGTACGACGAAACTCATCAGAAACTGCTCTACGTTCACGAGTATCTGCCGAACCAGAAAAAGCAGCCTTCTCCTCTTCATCAGAAGAATCTTCTTCATCGTCTTCAGACCCGTCGTCATACAACTCTTCAGTTGGCATAACAACCATTTTCCCATCTTCGTCGATGATGTAATCGTCAGGAAGATCGTCGTATTCTGCGATACGAAGTTTTTTTACTTCCCAATTATGAAGATAGTTATCAGACATATCGTCTAGGATTAGGTGTTCCAGGACGGGGAGCGTTGGTCGTACGTCCAGGATTACCAGGTCCACGAATTGGTCTTGGTGGTTTTGGTGCCCCTGTGTTCCCTGGACCACGAATTGGCCGTGGTTTACTGGCGCTTCTATTACCACCATAAGTCTGAGCCGTCCCCATTGCGGAACTATAACCTGCAACGTATTTACTCAGACCTGCTTTGCGTTTTGCAGATTCTGCATCACGCTGGGGGCCCTTAGCGACATCCGTAGCATTAAGGTGATCACCAAACTGTCGGAATCTTTCACGTCCTGCTGCTTGTTCGTAACTTCCAGGATTTGCTGCCTTATCATCGGTGTCTGGAGGAATCGCCATCTCATCTTCGTCATCCCAATACATTTCTTCATCAGAACCCTTGCCGGTCCATCTGTCCCATCTAGAACTAAGACTTTCACCATAGAAGCCGCCGCCGCCACCGCCAGATGATGCTGGTTTTGCACCAGGTCGAGGACCGCGAGGACCACCAGCACCAGGCGAAACATTCCCCGGGCGCGTTCTATTCGGGGTATTCCTCATAGCGGGTCTAGGCTTGGATGGTGCACCACGCTTCGGTCCTTCGCTACCAAAATTTTGAAGTGCTGCTGATCGACGCACTGCTCCACGTGATGCCATAGTATCAGCGGAGCCAAATGAACTACCGCCGACATTGCGGCCACTGAAGTAGTTGCCTGCTGCACGCAAACCAGCAGCCTGCTCATCAGTCATGCCCTTGAAATCAATGTACTCGTCGTACTCGTCGTACTCGTCATAGCCTTGATCGTAAGACTTCTGGTACAAGTACTCGTCGTACTCATCATACTCGTAGCCTTCATCATACGACTTGCCTGCGAATGATCGAATATTAGGATTAACACTTTGGCGAGGGCCGCCAGCACCAGGCGAACCACTCCACGTCTTCGGCTTACCAAACTTACCCAGTGAACCTTGTGAGGGCTTATCTTGACGAGGGACAGCCTGATTGAATGCCATTGGCTTTTGTTGCTGAGGGCGATCAACAGAAGACGGCCCACGCTTAGGTCCTTCGCTACCAGCAATATCATATGCCGCCTGACGAATACTAGCACCACGACGACCCACAGCAGCACTACGACCCTTAGACTGACCAAGGTCATTGCCACGCAAGTAATCACCAAAAGAAGTAGGTGCGGCCTTCCCTGGTCCACGAACAGGTCGCGGTGCGGGTCTGCCAGGATTGCCTGCTCCGCGATTCGGACGAATTGTGCCATTCCTATTATCACCCATAGGGGCACCCGATGCTGAACCAGCCGCCCCAATAGCGGTATTGCCAAAACTTCTTATTCTTTCTTTACCTTTCTGCGGGTCGCCAAAATATCTTCCCGCAGCAGCAAGACCTGCACGATCTTTAGCAACAGAAGCACCAGCACGAGCATCAGCAGAAGGCCCAGAAGCCTTGTATGGCTTAGGTGAAGAACCTTGAATCGGCAACTTCTTCATATCGAAGTCGTAATCGTACTCATAATATGCTTCTTCATCCCACGCCGACTTCTGTGGAATACCACCAGAAATTAGTTGAGCGTTATTATCGCTACCCCAATCCTTCGGTTTATCTTTAGGTTTGTAGTTTTGTGAGGGTAGTGGGGCCGGTTGAATATTCGGTTTTTTCGCCGGTCCGGGATTTCCAGGACCACGTTCAGGACGAACACGAGGGCGCGGACTTGGGTTCGTCCAAGACCTATTTCTCATAAGATCAGTCATTCTGCTATTAGCAACGTTTCTTCGTCCAGAATCACCGATATCCATATTGCCAACAGAGGTCGGATGAACATTATTGCCACTTGGCGATTGACCACTAGCCCAATTCATAAACTGACGACCTCGTTGACGTTCGTCAGCAGCACGAGGACTACCAGGATTATTAGCAGCACCACCACCGCCACCCATAGGCCTCATCATTGCTTTATCATCTTCATCGTCGCCTACATACTCTTCATCATAAAGCATGTCCTCTTCAGGCTCATCTTCTTCCTCAGCCTTATATCTCCCCCTACCCATGCCACCAGGACCAGGCCCAGGTAGTGGCGGTCGGGGGCGAAGCCTTTTTTCAAACTTGGGTTTTCTAAGTCTAAGGCCCTCAATGTCAGGGCGAACTGGAACCATCAAGCCCGCCTTTTCTTCAATAGCCAAAAGTTCCAAATAAGTATCCTCTAAAGACTTCTCTTCAATAGCCAAGAGTTCCGAATACATATCTTCAAGAGATTTCTCTTCCATATTATTTTCCTTCTCTTCAGTAATAGGACCACCAACGATCCAAGTATCACAAGTACGAGATGAGGCACACTTAAAATCGAAAGCCTCACAATAACCAAGATCACCAGCATTAATAACATCCCAAGCAGAATTGCCTGACTCGTTGCCTAAACCTTTATCAATACAATCAAGCATTCTCTTTGTTTGAATAAAAGCAGCACAGTTACCGCACTTTTGATCACGTGCATCATCAGCAGTAACATTCCAACGCTCTGCCTTAGCATCCCAAAATTCGTTATTTGGTTTCGTTGGATTAAGCGGACCATAACCAGCAGTATCAATTGCCTTCTGACGGTTCTTTAGATTGACAGAAATATCGCTAGTAGCAATAGGACAAGAATCATCAACCTTAACGTTGATATCATCCCAATGAAAATTGCTCATGAAGCACCTTAATCCTGATCAAATCTAGTTTTAAAAATTTGTTGTTTTTTCTTTTTCTTCGGTTGTGCTTCATTGAAAATGATGTCTTCAATGTCATCTGCAGAACCTTTAAAATTTTTAGTGATGCGTTCAATGTCTTCCCAATTGAAGTCATCTTCATCATCAAAATGATTTTGCTTTCCCATAACACTTCTTATTATCTCACAAGTTTTGTAGTTATAAATGAGAAACCCCCCAGAGGATTCGCATCCAACCGGGGGGTTTCACACTAATTATTTTGTTTGCTTATCAGGCAGGCTTGGCGTCGAAGTTAACCTTGACGAATGCTTCCGGACGCTTAACAGCAAGAGCCAAACGCTGTTCGGCCAACACCACAATGGCGTTACGGACGAAGAAGTCGCTGTGCTGTTCGCTGATACGGATACTGGCCTGCTCACGGTCGTACAACTGTGCGCCGGTACCGAATGCACCGACAAGTGCGGTACCTTCGGCGATGGCTGGAGTTTCGACAATCGGGATACGCCACAACTTGGGCTCGCCACCCATAGCGACCGAAACCGCTACGAGGTACTGACCTTGTGAATCCTTGGTCAATTCGATGTCTTCCCAGTCGTTCGGGTGCATAACGATGCCGGTTGGCTCGTAGTAGGCGAGGAACGACAAGGTTGCGGCACGACGAATCGCGTCAGCCTTGGTGTCGACTACGGGGAGGGTGGCACCTGATGACCAGTCGTATTCCTGAATGCCGGTAGTAGTCAAAACACCCTGAAGGTTTTCACCAGTACCGTCACCAGCAAGAATCTGTGCATCTTCCTGCAAACGAAGACCGTACATCAATTCGTTGTCGATGATCGAACGCAATTGCGGTTCGTCAGCAAGAACGTTGCGGTGTGCGGCTTCCCAGTGAGCGATGGTGCGGACCGGAGCCTGCTCGCCTACGAAGGTGAATGACGACTGCGGCTTGACACCGAAGTTGGTGTTGTCGTTGTTGCGCTGTGCAACTGCAGCAGCGTTATTGGCGAAACCAGTCATACGGAAGTATTCAATAACTTGTGCGGTTGTGGTACGAACCGGGAACAAGTCACGAACACGCTTGGTGCGCATCGGAGGAACAACGATAGGGTCACGCTGAACAGCGCCAAACGTTCCGGGGGTTCCGGTCGGGAGGGCCGAGTACATGTCCTTCTGGTTGTATGAACCGGTGAGAACTGCATTGGTTGTGAATGGTGAGGTCATGTTCGCGCCATTGCGGCCACCGTTGAGTGACTTGAATTCTGCGGACTGGATGAACTCATCACCGATTGACTTGAATGAGGTGCGACCGTTGTACGATGCACCTGCAGCAGCCGAGCCACCGACGGAAGAGTATCCCGAGCGGTTCCACTCTTCAGCAGCACTCATACCCTGAAGGCCATCGATAAGGCTTTTAATTTCCTTGATGTCCTTCATGTTGACGTCGAATGCTGACTTTTGAGCGGCTGAAACTACGACGGTGCCGTTTTCAATTTTGAATGAATCTGCGATGGCCTTATTGTCGGTCATCTTCTGACGAAGTGCGGTCTGCAATTCGTTCAGGCGAGCGGTGTCTTGTGACATTTTTTACTCCTAGTTGAGGGTTGTTGGGTTGTTGTTTGCTTGGCTTAGGTAAGCACCCAGCCCTGTCTTACTAAACTACATTATTATGCTGCTACTTTAGTGCAACAATAGCAAATTTTATCAGTATTTTATTTAATGACGACTATTTTCTGGTTCTACTGATTCCGTGCGTTTAACAATGTTGCGTCGGAACGTTTTTTTGATCTTTTCTAACAGTGTTTGGCTTTTTTCTGGCATGTTAAATGCGGCGGCGTTTACTTCTAAGGCGTACGCTTTTGCTTTTCTAATTTGATCATCCGTAAATGAACCGTTTGGTCCTTTTGGTCGTTGCAGCATGTCAGGCTTCTTCCACTAAATTTTGTGAAATGTTAATAGGCGTCGATAATTCTTGTAGTTTTGGTGATTGAGCAATAAGATAATCTACTGCTTTTTGTGCTTGGCTTGCGGCACGTTGAATTGCGGTAGGGTCATCTTTTAATATTTCGATCCATGATTTCAAATATTGGGCGTGTTGTTTTTGAGGTGTTGCTTCCATCCCAAGGAGTGCCATTAGATAAGCAGAACCTATTTCTGCTACTAATTCTTCAAAAGCATATTCTGGTGTCCCAAATCGGTTCATATTTGGGCGGTCGGCTCTTTTTTTATTTCCTGTCCAGTGAATCAATTCGTGAGAAAGTGTTGCATAGTATGCGCTTGGGTCATTAAAGGCTGAGAACGGGGGCATATTGATGTAGTCACTAGCCGGACTATAGTATGCAGAATCTCCATTGATTGTTTTAATATTGGGAAGAATTTGTCCAAAGATTTCTTCTAGAGCAGGAATTCTTTCTTCTGGAGAAAGCCTTGGAGGGAGGAAATCATCTGGATTCGCCCCAGTAACTTGGGCAATATTAAAAACCGTGAAGGCACTAGGGGTCAAGAACGTATCCTTGGTCGGGGTGCCATCTGGGAGTTTGACGTCGCGTTCGCGAGAAACCCACTTAATTCCGGTCAAACCCCTTTCGCCTCTTTGAACTTGGGCGCCAAGTGCTTCCCATTGCTTGTATGTGGCCCATACAGGATACTCGTATTTACGATTCTGTTGGACAAGAGAAAAAAGGATGACATTAAACCCGCCATATTGTCTGCCAGTGGAAGCGTTTCTTGGAATTGTCGTCCCCAAATTCCAAGGACGTTCCCAATTCCCATCAACAGATTCCTCTAGGGCTGCAATGAGTGCATCAGAAACAGTTTTATAGATTTCTTCTGACCTATTTGCTCTCCCTGTTTCAGAAGTTGGCTTCGATCTGCTCGCCATACCGTTTACACGATTGATCGATTGTTCAATTCTTTGTGATTTAGGTATTTTGGAAATTGTTGGACGGTTATTGGAGTTATAAATCAACATTTCATTTGGCCCAAGTTCACCACTGGCTATTGAAGGCGTTGGTCGCTTCTTACGAATCGGTTCAGCGATTGAAAAATCTGGAAGATTATTAATATTGCTCATAATTCCATAGTCAGAAAGCATCGCTTCTGTAGCAACAGAACTATTCAGTTTACTTTTAACTATCTTTGTTGTTGGAGATAACAATTCTTTGCGATCATTCAACATATCGCGTGCAATTAATTGAGAATTTATTTTATTCCACTCATTAATTGGAATACTGAGTGGAACATTTTGTCCAGAAGACTTAATTGCCTTGACATATCCTGATTTATCTTTATTTTCAATGAATTTTCTAACATCTATGGGTTGTCCATCACCGAATTTGAATGTTCCAAACTGATCAATAATGTTATTTACTGCAGATATTTGATTATCTAACTCAGAATTCTTGATAGAGAAATCTTCATTGATTCCAGGAACATCATTAAGATGTCCATAAATAATTTGTATTTTAGATACTAGGGGATCAATGTTTGCATCTGGACGCTTGGCATTACTCATCTTGCCAATTTCTAGCAATGCATCATTGGCATCAGACAAAAGAACATTGCCTGGAGTATTTATTAAATCTTCTGTCGACATATCAGAATAATTACGTGATCTCAAACCACGGACAACCATTTTAGGTGTTTTATTCCTGTCAAGACCAATAGCGCCATCAAGTTTTGTCTGACTATCAACTATGGCATCACGCAAATCCACACCATCTAATATCGCTCCGGTAAGATCGGCACCAGACAAGTCTATCTTGCCTTGTATTTTAGCATCAGCAAAATTTGCGTCAGTAAGATTTGCGCCCTTGAATGAGACATTTCGACCAATTATTGCATTTCTAAAATTAGCACCAACCAAATTTGCATGATTAAATTTTATATTGTTCAATGTACTCTTATTGAAGTTTGATTTAAACAAAGAACTTCCAGTTAAATCCACATTTGCCATTGTTGAATTAAAAAAAGTGCTTTCATTAAAGGTTGATCGTCGTAAATCAGTATTGGAAATTTCTGATTTACTCAAATTTCTACGTAATAATTCAAGTTTCTTGGCATCTAGCGGCCCATCAATTTTCAAAACACCATCAACAAGATTTTTACGAAGCAAATCGGCATCATCGTTGCCAATAACACCAAGAGGAATCTTGTGAGTTGATGGTTTTTGCGTATTGGTCCCATTATTCTCCGCAATTGGCAACGACATACCTTCAGGCAATTTGGTTGTTGAATCAAATTTTGAATTCATTAACTGCTCTACGGTAATATTCGATCCACGCAAATCCGCACCACGAAAATCTGAATTCCATAAGACGGCATTTTCAAAATTGGTATTTTTTAAATTCGCTTTGTTGAAATTTGTTGAAATCATTAGTGCGCCAGATAAATCAACTCCCTCAAATTGGGAATTTGGCATTTGTGCTGCACTCAATATTGAGTAACGTAAATCAGCAGGTTTGGAATTTGTTTTGCCAAATATGACTCCAGAACCATTGAGATTACTTAAGTTGGAACTAAACAACGATGACTCTGTTAAGTCAATTCCACCCAAATGTGCTCTTGTAAGGTTTGCATAATCCATGTTTCTGTTTTTGAAATCAATACGAGGGTCGACATGTATCGAAATCATTTCTGCCATACGCAAATTATTGTTGTTTAGGTCCCTTGTTGTAAGCGGATTTCGTGGAGTGAATCCAGAGAATACTGAACCTCCGAAAATCTCATCTTTTTCTATAGATTGTCCAAGTTGATTTCGTGAACGCATACCAGAAGTGGCAATTCCTTCATTTTTTAACGCTATTTTTTCAAAATAAGCAGTAGCGGCAGCGTTGGTGTCCCAATCATTGATATTGCTTGGGAATTCAAATGAAGCAACAGGTTTGAGTTGACCGAAAACTTGGAATTCCCCCATTGTGGACGGTCCAGCCTCTGTAGTTGCCTCATCGCGAGGAACTCTTACAAGATAAGTCTTACTGCTGGGGGTGTCTCGTCGGCTATAACCAAAATTTGGTCCACTGCCAGCAAATTCGTAACTTAAATGTTCTTCATTACGTTTAGCAGGACCGTACTGCTTGCTTAATCTTTGAAGAACTTCTTTGTTGAAGTCAATACTGTTGGATGCTTGATCAAGAAGGTACTCTGAAGAAATTTTATTGTCTAAATCATCGGCACTGTAGTCATTAAAAATTCTTCCAGTGGGTTTTTGTGCTCCCAATTGAAGTGATTTAGCCAATTTTGCTCCACGCCATTCACCAGTTTTACTAAAATGATCAACAACTTCCTGCCATGCGGTCAGGTCTTTCTCTGCCGTTTCGTACTTTCGGACAATCATGTCCCTGCCGACTTTATTTAAACGTTTTGTATCCATTGATCCACGACCAGGGATGCCTCCACCACCAGCGTCAAGGCTAAAGTTGGGGTCAAGAATGCCATTTTCAAGTTCTGGATGACCAGTATGTGTTAAATAAATATAATCATCTGAAATAAGTGGATTTTCGTCTCCATATCTCAAGTTATTAATTTCTTTCCCACGTTTTACTAAAGCATCAAAATCCGGCATGTCACGCAAAGTAGCAAAATTGATGTGCAATGGTTCAGCGCCATTATTTATTTCTTCAATATTCTTTAGTCGCCCACGAACATGCTTTAGTTGAGCATCAATGTTATTTAAATACAAATCAAAGTTATTTTTCATTTGTTCTTTTGTCTGATTTTTTAACAGACTTTCGGCAGTATGATTTTTTGTTATTCCAGATTTCGCATTTGGTGTTCTTGGCATAGAAACATTGAAATCTTCACCAAGCCATTCACCAGTTTTTTCCCAATGCGCAATTGCTTTCTTAATAGATGATTGTTCGCTTTCCAAAATTTCTGAGAGATCACGCAGACTATCTTCACCATAAGTATTTTTTAAAGCGATACTTGATTCACCAAATTTGTCGTAATCAGTTACATCTTCCCATTCGCCGAGACGACGTGATCGCATCCCAACTTTGTCACCCATCGAAGAAAGACCTCTTCTGCTAGACATTCCGGTACGGGTTAAATTCTTTTTATTTGATGGAGAGTTACTCTCCCAATAATCACGAACAAACTTTGCCCCAGTTGGACTAAAGAAAGAATTAAACACCTGATTATTCAATATTTCAAACGAACCATCCGTTAAACGTTTGGCTACAAGTTTTGGGACATCTCCACTGTTATCGTAAAGAAAAAATTCATCATAAAGACCGTCAGTTATCTGACGAGAAACAGAATCAGGCCCACTTCTAAGTTCTCTCGCAATTTGCGAACCAAAATATGTCGGTATATTCGCTCCGCCGTTACGTTTCCTTTCCGCAACTCTTTGATCTGCGAGATCATCAGGAATCCACACAAAATGACCTGAAGTCTTATATCCTCGTCTGCGCATATTGGTTAGATGTTCGCGACGCTTGCCCGTACCCTGGACAACCATATGCATTCGCTGTAATGCGGCATCATCCATGATTTTGTCGGTGGCAACCCGTGAGGCTTGATGCACTGCACTGGCCCCCTGCCCGCCATTCCAGCCAACTAACCCTGTTTTTATTTCGTCGGGATCAATATGCGCGGCAGAACTTTGATTTGGCACACCGTCCATTACCCCTCTGGCTACTAATGTCGATTTTCCGGAACCGGTAGTGCCACCAACGAAATATAATGTTGGTTCGTCTTGATTGGATTCTTCTGGGTTGACACGCCCGAGTATTTTTTGGCCCATTTCTCTACCACCAGAACCTTGGCGTCCCTGTGAGTTATATGACCTGAATCCTTCAACGACTGATCGCCTGTATTGACTCTGAACCCCTGGGGAGGAAGATAACTGGACGGATAGCGACATATCCGATAAATACTCAGGATTTTTTTCAACCCATTTCATAGATTCTGATAATGAATCTTCATCTATTTCATATCTTTTTTTAAGAAAATCACTCAAACTTGGGTTATCTAAATCACGTTTGTTTGGCAAAGAAGAAATTCTGCTAGCAAAACCTCCAGAACCATCTATGGGAGTGAATATTTGTTCAACTTCCCAAGGTGCAATGCCGAATGATTCGCTAATATTCTCTTTAGCAGTAGCATCAACTTTTGCTCTTTTACTTGGGTCGGAACTAGTTAGGGCAGCAATTGTTTCTGCTAACCATTCAATTCTTGCTGTCGTTGCATACTCAGATATTTTTGCTGCTGAGGCATGCTCTGATTCATTACCCCATTTGGCGTCGTGATAGGAGGATGCTTTTTCCTTATTCCTGGACATTTGAATAAGTCCTTCATAAAGTTCAGAAAATTGTAAAGCGTAATGTGCTCTTGCTTTATCATTTTGAACTGCAGCCATTGCTTCCCACGCGTGACCCATTTCGTGGCGTACAGCATCTTCGATTGACATCCCGTGATCGAATTCAACCCACGTATAGTTCATTGCTATGACACCAAGATGGGCCCAGCCGCCACCGCTTTCACCCCACCCTTCAGTGTTATTGCCATACCAGGCCAATGCTGGAACATACTCTGTGGCCACAATTGGTGGAACGCCATAACGACGAACCATTTCCAAAACACCAGGGTTATCTTTGATTTGCTTAATGAAAGCATCACGCATTTTGGCTGTTGCTTCAAAGTCTGGATTTGCCTGCATGAGTCGGCTCCATGCAGTTCTTGCTTTGTTTTTTGTGAATGGATTTGTGCGGACTAATTGTTTTAGTTCTTCGGCAGATGCGGGCATGCTACTTCTGATTAGATCGATAATTTCGTCATCGTCCATATAGCGATATTTTTCATCAATTGGTTCAAAAGTTGATTCAAATAATTTCAAATATTTTCGGGCATACTTTTTTGCTTTTTTAGAAAGTACCAGTTCATCAAATGCGGTGTCGCCGCTTTCTATGCTTTCCCGTTGCGCTTCATCTATGTTCAGTCTCGGTTTACTGACACTTCTCATCCCACTCACGGGCAGTCCGTTGACTCCAGGAATGGATGGGCGTTCAAATGGCGTGTTGTCTTGTACGCGACCGTCGTTGTCTCCGTCCCATGCGTTGGGATCAAAGAATGCAGGACGGTTCAGGTTTCCACCCAAGCCACCGCCAAGTGCTTTGAAATTGATATCACCAGCAAGAGATTTCTTATTACGTTTATTGTTCTTTTTTAGTTTCTTTTCAATGGCGGCATTAATGACTCGCTCTAAACGTTCTTTTTGATGACGTCTGCCCAGGCTGGTTGTTCCAGCAAGCGACGAATAATCAGACATGTTTGTGCAGGGCATCCAGACTGTCGCTCCAGTTTTGGAGATGCGTCGACTAACACCAACGCAACCTAATTGACGCGAACGCTGTCTGGCAGATTCAATGTCAGTGAAAACATCAACGTCTTGATCGCGTGGACCAAAAATATTGGGTAATGCTTTGGCGCTCATGCCAGCAGCATCTCCACCAAAATTCCCTGTAGGACTACCAGCCACTAACCCGCCGCCAGCGACGTTGCCTAAATTGAGGATGCCACTTTGACCGAGGTTCTCCCATTGTTTCTTAATCTTGTTAGAGCCCTTTAGGGTTCTTTTTCCACGATTTTGAGATATGGCATCCCTACTGGCAGAAGCAATCACTGGGGCGACTTGAGTTAATTTGTCATGCGAAGAACAAGGCATCCAGCGGCCATCGCTATTTTGATGAGCGCCAGAACAACCTAATTTTTGGGCTTCCCGCAACGCCCGCATCTTCTTATATGTGCTGGACGATGTAGATTTCATGTAGAGTAATCCTTCACATTCTAATTAACTATTAGAGATATGGTACCCCATCATCGTCTATTGTCTTGCCTTCAGCCTCAAGTGCTGCTGCTTGCGCTGCTTCAATGTCCTCACCATAGCGAACACGATACAATTCTGCTTCTTCAATATCATCGATATATTTAGAAACAACAGCCTTATATGAGTCCTTGAAAGTTTCATCACGACCAATTCCCATATCGTCATCTAATTTGTTAAGTTTTTTAGAGATAACGTCATATGCTGCGGACAATGCATCTTCAAATGCTTGAGATTTTTCAATACTTGTCGTAAATGGCGGATAATCCATCAATTCCGATAAATGAGAGTGTTGCTGCATGAACATGCGTTCATTTGTTCCAGTTTCCATGATGCCCTTCACCTTATGCTTTCGACTTAGCCAAATTGACTGCGTCATCTCTCTTGAATGTATCACCAACGATAGTGATTGCCGTGCGGTTATGAATCAATTCTACGCCGCTATCAGCCATAATTGTATCGTAGCCTAATAGCGGAGCATATGAGTTAGAAGTTCTCTTCTTACTAATAAGTTCAAGGAATTCTAAAGAATCAAGAAGTTCTTGTTTCTTGGAATCCGAAGAACCACTTAGTGATTCCAAAATCTTTGATGTCATCTGACCCATCTTGGTGGACATTGTTGATTCATAAATTGGTCCAAGCGAGCCACGTAAATGATCACGCAATTGATCCACATACTCTTCAGCATTCATTTTTTCGCGTTCTCCAGTCGGCAGTCCTGCGTCAAAAGCCTTAATTGCTTTCGCCAAAGGAGCATGCTCTGCTTGAATTTTACGCAACTCTGCCTTATTAACACGACGTGTTGATGGAGGGAGGAGACCTACAGTGCCTGCAGGCAATGAACCATCCATCCAACTGAACCAGCCACCACCGCCTTGCGTAGCCCTTGCCCAGTATTCACCTTCGCCTTGCGCTTCTCCGCCTTGTCCTGTGATGAAACGTACGGGATCGTCAATCCAGTCGTTCGCATAACGAACTCCATTTGAACCGTTGCCATGTCCTCTTACTACAGGGACCCAGCCGGCTGCATGAAGTGCTTTGAATTCATCGGGTGTAACAATGTTTGGTGTGCCGTTATATCCGGCACCATCCCAAAGAACAGCAAGGGCTCTATTCTTATTAACGCCGCCCTTGGTCTGCTTCAGTTTTGCTTCTGTACGATAATTTTGCATCATCGTTGAAAGAGTTGAAGCCAACTTATCTCCGAATACTAATGAACCTTGGCCATCGGTGTGAGCAAGGCGTCCATCTATACGGTTACTTGTTGATGAGTCAGAGATGGTGCTGACGTCGCGTGTGCGATTTTTGCGCATTTGCTTGAGGCGCTTGCGGCGACGAATCTTACGTTTTGCGTCATCTACTGGGTTGGCTTCTCTTTCGGTGAATCCTCCAGCGTTAATGCCTTGACGTCGTGCTTTACGCATTTCGCGGCGAGCCTGACGTGCGGGATCAGAATAAAGAATCTTGTCTGACATTCTCTTGTAGTATGCGTCTAGACGTTCTTTCATTGGCTTCTTTTGATTCTGTCCAACCTGTTCACGAATTGGTGTTCCGACATCAATCGGATCACCGAATGGGCGTGGTGCAGTAGAAGGTGTTTTCATTTCTTTACTGCTAGCAGAAATCCCAGTTTTCTTACTGTCATCGCGTCGAGCATCGTCAAATAGGTAGCGTCGCGAAGTAGGATTCAAGTGTTCTAGAAGGTCATGTGAGCCTCGGTTGATTCTCATGTTATAAAGGGCCTGCAGGTCATTGAACTGCTTCTCCGCGTCGGCTCTACTCTTCTCTGGATAGTTCGGATCATCAGCAAGATTAGTAACGAATCTGTGCAATTCGTCAAGCCATCCAGCGTTGCCTCCCTTCATCAAATCTTTGTCCCAACCTTTTTTGTCTGCTTCCTTACTTGCTCTATCCCACCATCTTGGGAATCGTTGCTTGAACTCGTTGAGAAGCATTCTTTCGCGATTAACGGCACGGTTTGCAACGGTTGTTTTTTCTTCGTCTGATAGGCGGTTCCATAGTTGTCCATCTGATGGGTCAACGCGGTCGCGTCCTGGTACGGCGAAACGTGGGTCTTTGAGGCCTTCGGAGCGACGTGATGCCATTCCTTGTGGGCGAGCGGAGATTTCCATTTCTGCTGCACGGATACGGCCTGACGAGGGAGCCATGCGTGAACGCATACCGAATTCTGCGCGTTCTGCCGTTAGGCCTTCACTTGGCATATCACCATGTTCACCGCCATCGACTACGCGATAACCTTCTTTTTTGATGTTGTTGATAATTCGGCCAGTGCCAGTTTCTCTTTCTAAATCTTCGATCCAGTAAGAGTCAACATCTTTGTATGTGTATGTGCGTCCACCTGCGTAGGTTACGATAAGGTCTTCGTTTTCATCGTCCCATGTGAGTGCTTCGATTGCTGAAGAACCGCTTACTGGAATTTGAGTTTTTTCTCCACGTCCAAGGCGGGAAAGTTTTTCTACACTGAATTCTCCACCTGGACCTTGAACATCTTGATATTGAGGATCAAATGTGTGTGTTCCACCTTCGCGGAAATCGTGATTTTTCTTTATCTGATTTACTGCAGTGCCCGTCAGGACATAGTCGGGCCCAGATAGAGAATTATCTAAGTCATCATTTGAAAAGTTTTTGTATGTGTATGTTTTTCCATTCGCGTAAGTTACAACTAGTTCTTGTTTTTCTGCGTTATAACTTGCTTGTCGCAATGCTGATGAACCTGTTACTGGGACATTCGTATAGGGGCGCTGTTCTGTCCCTGTACTGGAACGCATACCCATCTTGGCTTGTTTTTCATGATCTGCCTTCCAATCAACATCTTTGTCATATGATGAAGATTTGGCAGGAATATGACCACCTTCTAGTCGATATCCACGCTTTTCTTTGTCTCGTAATAACTTGTGAAAATCTTCTTCAGTTTTACCTGAATAAACTTTTGTCTGAAGATTTCTACTGTCTGCCCTGCCCCAACTGACTGTGAGTGTTCCAGTTTCGTCGTCAAACTCTGCGATATATACTTTTCCTTCAGGGCCACCATTTTCACTTGGAGCACTCAGAATAATTTTATCTGACCGACTCACGTCTTGAGCACCATAATAAGGTCTCTCGGGATAGATTACGTCTTGCAATCTTGCTGTTCTTGGCCATGTTTCAGCATCTTTGCCAAGGTGATTGGCTCTGATATTGGCATCACGCTTGAAGTCCCTGCCACGTAGTTGCGTACTGGAACGCATACCACCTGAACGTGAACGCATGCCGCCATCACGGCTATTTTCAAAAGTATCTAATTGGCTATACACATATTCATCGTAGTGGTTTTCCATTGCGGCAACTAAATCGCCTTCATATAAAGAAAGTGCGTCAAACATTTCATCTGGGTCGTCATTTACAGAATCTTGCCAACGTTCAATAATTGTCCTAGCATAATCTCTATTGTAACTTTTACCCATGTAACGGTTATAATTTTTATCGCGCTCAACTATGGCGTCTTCAATACGTTGTGCAAGTTCGTCATTAACCTGAATATTGTATAAATTGATACCTGCTGCTTCCATCAAATCGCCAGTTTCGTAATCACCATCGTTTAGCCTGGCATCACTTATACCTCCATTATTGAAAACTATTTCAAATAGCATTTCTTCTTGTTCTCGCGTGAGATCATCGCCAGTTAGGAGTTCTGCTTCCACTAATGGTTTTGTACTGGAACGCATACCACCTGAACGTGAACGCATGCCAGAAGTGCCAAAATATGATTCTGGGTTTAAGGATGCGCCTGCTTCTTCCATACCAAGCGAGAAGTATTCTTCTGCGCCGTCTGGGTCGTCAATAAAATCTCTCTTATTTTTACCTGGATTGTCTTTGCGCCATTCAGCAAAATCTCTATCGAATGCGGGATGGTTCAAATAGTCGTCAAAACTATTTATGTTCCCTGAACGTGAACGGAAAGCGGCAGCCCACTCAGCATCACTAATGCCGTAATACTTTTTTGGATCATCGTTTTCAAAAAATTTGTCCCATGCGAGTTCTGCACCGTCGGGGTCATTGATGAAATCTTCTCTAGTCTTGCCCGGGTTATCTACGAGCCATTCACCTAAATGTTCTTCAAACGTAGGAGTATCTATGTAGTTCTCGTAATCTTCTCTATCAAGATCGGGCGCATCTGCTTCCGCGTAGCCATCTGCACTGTCATCAGAGTACCTGGAACGCATTCCACCTGAACGTCGACGCATACCATCCATGATGCGTCGACGCTCATCGGGGTCTAGATCATCGTCCCAGTCTCCCCTGTCAACTCCGTAATCCTCATTATCGTAATCCGAATCATCGTCATTACGATAGCCACGTGAACGCATACCAGCAGTGCCCAAATTGCTGATGATCCAGTCTCTGGGCATTCTTACGTTCGTTAAAACTGCATTATCCAGTTTTGCGTCAGTAAGATTTGCGTCAGTGACGTTTGCGTCAGTTAAGTTTGCTTCTTCTAGATTTGCTTTTTTTAGGTTTGCAGTACCAAGGTTTGCTCTAGTTAAGTTTGCGCCTGCCAAGTTCGCAAATCGCAAGTCTGCACGAATCATTTTTGCTTTTCGTAGGTCTGCGTAAATTAAGTCTGCGGCAATTAGTTTTGCGTCAGTAAGATTTGCGTCAGTTAAGTTTGCTTTAATTAAGTTTGCATTGTTCAAGTTTGTTGCTTGCATTTTTGCACCGCGAAGGTTTGCGCCCTGAAGGTTTGCGTTAGTTAGATTTGCCCCATCAAGCATTGTGCTATACAGGTTTGCGGAAGATAGGTCGGCATTTGTTAGGTTGACATTTGATAGGTTTGCACTAGTGAAATCAGTGCCAGTAAGTTTTGCGCCAACAAGATTTGAGGCTTGCAATTCTGTTCTACTAAGGTTGGCATCTGTTAGATTTGCACCTTTCAAATTAGCACCATTAATTTTTGTACCAACAAGATTTGCTCCAGTTAGATTAGCATCACTCAAGTCAATACGACGCAAAATTTGATAACTAAGGTCCGCTCCGCTTAAGTCTGCACCTGCTTTAATGTCTTGTGGTTCTGGTCGCTTGCCATCCCATTTGCCACCACCAACTCGTGAACGCATACCACCTGAACGTGAACGCATGCCAGAAGTGCCAAAATATGATTCTGGGTTTAAGGATGCGCCTGCTTCTTCCATACCAAGCGAGAAGTATTCTTCTGCGCCGTCTGGGTCGTCAATAAAATCTCTCTTATTTTTACCTGGATTGTCTTTGCGCCATTCAGCAAAATCTCTATCAAATGCGGGATGGTTCAGATAGTCGTCAAAACTATTAATGTTTCCTGAACTGGAACGCATACCAGCGGTAATTTTTACGGTTCTATCTTTACCGTCGCCATCACTGTACATCTCACCGATATCTGCCAAATCGCTAATATCCCCAAAGTTGTCTTCATTTTCCCAACGATAACGATCTGCTGTTGTTTCAAGAATATCCGAAACTGCCTTTGCTGCTTCTCTTGGATCGTCAGAATAAATACTTAATTCGGTCGGTTCGCCATCGAACGAAAGCACCCACGATTCATTTTCTTTATTCCAATAGACTGAAGGTAGTGCTGGGTGATTCCGCTCACTTTCAGTTACTTTTCCTGTTCTTCTATTCCTACGAGTAGGTGTTTCGCCAAAATAGCCACGCCATTTTTCTAGAGCATCTGCATATTCTTTTGGAGCGCCAGAAGTGTTCATTTCTGAAATACCAGTAACTGAACGCATACCAGAAACTGGATATTCTTTAATCCAACTATCGTCCCTATCTTCTTCATCGGGCAGTAATTCATTCATATTGCTAAGGTATGGCGGTTCGCCACCATATGCCTCTGAGTCATATCGATCTGCAATAACATCAGATATTGCATCAGTTAAACGAACTAGTGGTGCGTCTGCTTCAATAAAGACTTCTCCGTCGGCATCAAAAGAATCAAGCATCCAACCGTTATTTTCTGAGTCCCACGACAGGCGAAGTTCCTGACGACCTCCAGTACGTAATGAATTTTCAATTTTTTTAATGTCATCTTCGGAGTAAGAATCTTGAATTTCTTTTGGAGCACCTGACATTTTTAAGTTACGTGAACGCATGCCATCAGAAAATAGCGACGATGCATATTCTTCTGCTTCAGACAGATTATCGAATTCTTTCTTGGCTTCTGGAGTATCAAAAAGTTCGTCTTGTTCGTTATTCCATAAACTTACGTCAACAGTGAACATTTCTCCGTCATATTTGATTTCTGCCTGACCACGGTCATTGCCTGCGGTTGAGACTAGTACCGGATTATCCGAAGTTGCTCCACTGAACTTAAGGTTGTCATCCAGCATGTCGGCTTCCATGTCGCGGTATTCGTCAGACTTCTTGAAGTCTTCCCAGAGTGCCTCAAGTCCACCGCTTCTTTCGCGCATTTCTTGCTGATCCGGTCGACCCATCCAGTTCCCCATCGCGTCAACAACCTGATCATTGAAATCATATTCTTCAAAGTTGAAATAATCTTCGCGAACTATTCCTGGAGGTGTTGTCCGCGAGCGCATACCTTGGTTATTACGGCGCTGCATTTCGCGAGCCTCAAGACGACGAGCCTCAACACGACCACCCTTCAAACCATACTTCTTCGCAGCCTCATCAAGATTCAAACCAGCATAACGATCCTCAATCAAACGATCAACGATCTCCTGCTCCGACAACTTATTCAACTCACCAGGAGAAAGCGGAGTCGCATCACCAAGATCGGCACGCTGACCACTACGCATACCACGACGCGAAGCAATCTCCCTACGACGAGAAGCAATATTGCCAGCAACATTACGTGCAGCAGCAGAAACACGCTCACGCCCAGAAGTCGTAGTAGCAGGAACACCACGATCATTAGTTACAGCCTGAAGAAGACTCGCATCCCCACCAACACTCGCAACAATATTACGCAACTTACCTTCATCAAACTGAACACTCGTATTGCCGGCACGACGCTGCTTCTCAATCTCTTCAGCATCACCATCAACAATCCCAGACAACTTACGAGCAAGGTCCTTCGGAACCATAAAACGAGGAATAATCGGACGCTCAAGACCAGGCTTACCTTCAAAAACGATACCGTCAGTATCAGCGTCAGTCACACCAGTAACGTCAACAAAAGACATGCCAGCAGGAGCAGAACGAAGACCGCCACCCAAACGACTGCCAATCTTCGGACCAATGCCAGCCGCCTTGAATTCAATACCAAAAGACTGAGCAAGCGCCTGATCCTTGCGGACAACAGCAAGCATCTTGGCTGACTTCTTACGAATAAGACTCAAGCCAATAGCACGCTGCAAAGAACGACCATACGAATCAATAATTTCTGCTTGCTTCACTTCAGGGGTATGGATTGGGTTACGTGAACTGAATACGCCTTCGGCTGAAACAAATCCCAGTCGCTCCGCACGCACCTGGGTAAGCAACGATGAAACTTTGGAGTCGGTACGGAATGCACGCGCTTTGAAAGCAATGGCTTCATTACGCTTGTCGATGTCAAATGCACGCAATTCCGCGTCACGAACACCAGGGACAACCGAGGAAGAGTTCTTGATCAAAGAATCAGAGATGCCTTGTTTCTTATTGATTGAAGGATTGCGGAGAGATACAGTATCTACGAGTGCTTGAATATAGTTGGGGTTAGTGTTACGAAGGGCCGAGTAACCGCCTACCACTACGCCAATTGGTAAACCGTTGTTTTCGCTTTTAACGTTAATCCCGTTGGCCCACTTGGACCATTCTAGCCCTTTGGCGCTTACGCCATAGAATTTTGAGAGACCGTTACTATCAACGATTACTCCAAAAATACTGTCATTAATAGAATCTTTTAATAGGGCGTAACGATTCACTGAAATCCTCCAAGTATATTCCGGATCAAATCTCCGGCTCTTTCCAGAGAGCCAATTCTCTGCTTGACTATCTTCTGCATTATTAGTAAATGACTTTTTTCTACTTCGGTCAATCTTCCATCAATAACAAATCTGGCTTGATATTTTTCAAAATTAAAAGCCCGTGCTCTTGCTAGCAACTTATTGATGATGGCAAGGAATTGTCTTTTTTGTTGACTCTTCAACTCTCTATAATACTCCTGATAGGAGCCATTTTCAGCAAGTGATGCCATTTGTCTGATGAGTTCTTCGGGGGTCTTGATTTTCTTTTGAATCTCAGTAAAATCGGGCAAGTTGATGGTCGGGACAACCGCATTTTTGTCTGACAATTCTATAATTTCGACGCTTGCGGGCGACCTATTGGAATCACCGATCAATAAGTCGGACACTAAAAGCGCAGCCACATGAGAAATGTCGCCATCTTTAAATAGTTTGCTGGTAGATGGCACATTTCCTGGATAAACAGTCCCAGAAGTTTCTTTCAAATATGAACGACGAGGACCCGAGCCATATGGATAAACGTCTGGAGATTCAATACCAAAATGCTGTTGAATATCAGAAACGAGAGTTGCGTTCAAATGTTCAAAATCATTAATAGGACTAATAGACAAATACGATCTTCCATTGGGTCCGTCGAAAATTTTCTGATTATTGCCAATATTGCGTGCTTTGAATAATCCAGCCTGAATAAGCGCCTGTTGGAGAATATCGGGGGAAATAGAAGCAAGACTTCCACCCGCCGCAATATGCTCAATCGCTTCTTGAAGTGAAGATATTTTTTCAGAAATGCCAGCCTCAGAAGAAGTCTGTCTCGTCTCGGGCAATGGCTTGCCTTTGCGGTTGGCAAATACTTGACCAACCCAACTTTCAACCATTTTGCCATTTCTTGTAGCAATTCTCTTATGGGGGTTGCTGACACCAACAAAATTTTCAGAATATTGAATCCCGTCACCAGTTTCTTCAGCAACAGACATCAGTCTTGCCGCAGCGATCTGACTATTATCAATACGAGAGGCAGCATTGACTGTTCTACCAAGTTTGCGACGTTCACCAACGGTTAATGGTCTAACTTTTTCTAAACTAAGTGTTGATCCACCAGGTAAAACGTACATAAGTTTGGTTACTCCAGTATTTGAGAGCAACCCAAGTTCTTCGCCACCGAGGGTAGAAACATTATTTGCATTTAAAATGTATGCTGCCCCTTCCATGTCACGGTTATCGGGAATGGTTCTCAAAACTTTTGGAGATACCACTGGTTCCAGAATGAACCCGTCACGCCGTACCATTCTCTTGGCATCAAGGTTCGGTTGATTCATGTCTTTGACAATTTGCCTAATACTTTCAAGTTGTTTTTTGACATCACTATCTGTAACTCGTGGGATTTGTGGTGCACGAGAATCAATCACTGATCCTCCGTACTCTCCCGGGGTCAATGCCCTTCCTTCTACAGGAATGGGCTTCAGGGTTGTTCCCCTGCGTAACGCACGCAAAGCAGACATGGCTAATCCAAGAGGGCTTGGAATGTCGAACAATTTTGCTCCACATGTAGTGAACTGATTATCTGTAAAACGACCGCCATACTGAAATCCTTCAGGACATCTATGGACTTTGTCGCGACCAGTGCGCATACTAGGAAGTCTGGGGATATTGGGTGTTCCTGGGGTTAGTAAAGAAAATCCGGTTGAACGAATAGGGCTTCTCAGGATTGACGTATCGCCAGGCAAGAAATATGAACCGACTGCCTGCGCCGTTTGTCCAATAGTGGAAGATGAACCGATGGTGCCGACACGTTTAACTCGATAGTTGTCACCAAGACCAAGCATTTTCACCATTGCTTTGTAGTTGACTATTTCTTGTTTTGAAGCAATAGACCCAACAAATGCATTGCCATCAACATTTTTTGCTGTCAGAACATGGCGTTGAACAACAATCTGCTGATCAGGACAGCATTTGCTTGGTTTAATGATCTCAAAAGAGTTCATCAGTCACATCCACAATCCTCTACAGGCATAAGCGACTTGAGGGTGAACCCGGCTTCATTTTCGCCTTCAAATTCCCAATTGTCGTTATTGCGCAAATATTCGGCAAACTTTGATTCCATTTCACAAAAATCCGATAGCACTTTAAATGCATGAGTTAAATCATCTGGCGTGACAACATAATTTTCGTTACCCGCATACACATCCAATCCCTTGGTATACCAGTCAGCATCAAAGAAAACATCGCTTTGAAGTGACTTTGCGCCCGCTTTGGGGATACGGGATAGACGGTTATTGAATTGCTCATTAGACCACAATGAACCATTTTTGCCTTTTTTAAGTTTGCGGCGACAATTCTTCATTCCAGGGTGATGACACCCCTCATTGGGCCATAAGCCTGTAGTTTCATGGTGTAGCCATGCGCAAATATTATTTAATGGATACAGTTCTGGATGGTCTGCCAGGATGACTTTGCATCGCCTGAAGCCGCCTGGTTTGCGCATAATGGGACGCCAGTAGCGGAGGAGGCGTTCAAGATTCCCTCTTCGTGGGCCGTACCCCTTTAGTACGTCGCCAGTGAATTTTTCTTGAGGGATACCGACCTCAGGTATCGCTGCTTTGTAAGAGTAGCGTCCAGTTTCCATCATAACTCCGATATATATTTTTTGAGGAAATCATCAGATTTCGTTAACTCTAATAAGTCTAGCCTATCTTCGGGAGGATAATTAATTAGTCCGCTTGTGATTAGTTCAAAATATGGCTTATCGTCTTCTCGTACCCAGTTCTTTTTTCCTGGGAGTGACATGATTGCGGCGATTTCTTGTGCTTTGTTTTTGCGTCTGGCTTCGTGGGGGTCGATTCCTGTTTGGAGTTTCCTAGCCCTACTAATGTGTTCGTCAATAGATAAATCTGAATTATTCACTGAGACTAAAGTCGTCCCCCAGAGTTGTTTAATTTTTTGATTCCACTCTTCTTGGCTAATCATATTATTTGACCTCATTAATGTTACTCAATTTACCCTTTGGGAAAAGCCAACTAAGTAACTTATCAAACAATTTAATTTCATCAGAAGTTAATGCGCGTTTTGAAGTTGACCGACCAACAACATCCTCATGAACCTGAATAGGTATACCAAAAGCATCATAAACTGCCAACTCAGCCATCAACTCCGAACTATCAGGATTCGATTGAAGGAAACTAACGATTCTCCTATTGAGCGCCGTTGACATATAGTTCCTGTATCCCGGCTCAGCAGACCGTCTAGCCATATCAATAATACTTTTCACATCATCATCTTTCAGCGAATCAAAATGCCAAAAATCCATACCAGTAGTTTCCATAATGGTTCCAAGCGTTGCAGGATCAGCATTTCTTGCAAGAGGAGCAAAAGAATTAATAATAGACATTTCTGCAATATTTTTCAACCCATCCACATCATCCATTGCTGCCATGTCCTGAATTGTCCGCGCATTCACTTGTGTTGAATGCAACAACGGCCCAGCAACATCAGTCGGGGTATGCCTAAAAGACCCAACAGCACGAACACTTCTCAGATCAACGCCAGAATGAACAATTCTTCCGACCATACCCATTGCAGAATTGACGGAATCAGCGATCAATTTTCCTGATTCCTTAGATAAGGGGCGAGTTTTCCCTCGCTGCATCACGAGCGCCGGGTATCCCTCTTGCCTAATCAACGTTAATGCATTGCTCGCAACAGTTTTGTCTTTATCGTAATACAATTTAATTCCCGCAAATTGCCTTCTAGCATCTTGTCTCTGAAGGCTGAGAATTCTTCCGTCTGCAAGCATGTGTGCTTGTGCAAAAGTGAAATTATCTCCTTCTTTATAAGGATATCCTTCACCAAAAACACTTTGTCCACTCATGGATTCAAGGTGATTAAAAAGATCAGCAATTTCTTTATTTATTTTAATAACCGAACCATCTTTATTATAAAGAGGCTGATTCATAAAATCTTCTAAAGTATTTTGCGCATTCTGATTGCCAGTAGATGATGCCTTATAAGCAAGGTTTTTAAATACATCAGAAAATATCTTATTCAGAACTACCGCATTCATATCGGTTGCATCATCCAAAATTTGTTTCAATTGTTTTTTATCCATAGATTTCGTCATCATTGAAGCGATCTCAGGGATACCAACAGAAGGGTCAACACCGCGTTGAAGTAGATAGGCCAACATATCTTCATGCATTTGCGCAAGGTGTGCGGCATGCGTGGCTTCGTGTATCGCCGTAGACCTGGCCAAAACAGACCACATCTCTTCATGGTATTTGAGAGCACCCTTGGCCTGATCTGTAAATCCGTCAGATATGGCAGATGATTGATTCTTTGCTATGTCACGAACTTTTTCAATAAGCCGAATCGTTGCCCCATTATTAAACATATCGTCAGGGATAACCCCAGTATCAGTTAAGTACTTAATAGTGTCCATTGTTGCTTGATCAACACCAGGAAGCCGTGCGTCTGGGTTGGAACCAAATTGGGGAGTAACTAAATCAATAAAATTGCCCAAAGAGTTATTCATATTATTGTAATTGAGAAATTCATAAACAGACATCAAGGCCTCGTCATCCAACGATCCGCCCAAACTCTCCGCCATTCCGCTCATCATGGCAGAACCAATAATATTTGAACTTACATCAAATCGACCTTCACTGAATAAGATGGATGGACTCGCCATCTTGTACATTGGGTCCATCGGGTGACGATAAGTAATAGTGATTTTTGGTGTTCTATTTTTTGTAGCAACATATGCCCCATTGACTACAGTCCACTGATTTCCTGATTGATAGCGAGTTTTTCCACCAACACCCGGCTCGTCACCAATACCAAAAGGTTTCATGTCATAAGAAAACTTTTTCATACTTGGGTTAGCATGCAATACGAGTAAAAAACCAACCATATTCTCATATGCGTAGGGTTCTAGCGGTTGGTCATCTGGACCATCTAAGAAATCAAAATTTGATCCACCATTAGCAAAACTAGGTAACTCATCCATCAATATTCTTTTAACATCACCAATGGAAGTTATTGGTTTCCCATCATTGAATCTTTCTTCAAGAAATTTATCTTGATTCAACACTGTTTGACGAATTTGATCAACCGAAATCGTTGCGAACCTATCAACAGGAGCAGACGATGTTCGCACCCTCATCCCCTGAGCACGAACAGATTTTGGAATTCGTATATTCGCTACATCTAAACCAGGTATGAATGGACGCATCGTAGGCAAGCCATCATCAATAAATCCATCATTGTCACCGTCATAACCAGCACGAACAGGACCAAGAATTTTAGAATTCATCCCCATAATTGTGCGATTAGACGATCTCCGATTACCAAGCGCCGAATTCGGCATCTTTTCAAATTGTTGAGAAAATACCAATGACTTAAATGCCATGATTTGATTGTTCTTACTCTGAGCAACAAGGCGTTTCTTGGGTTTTTTCTTAACTTCAACATCTTTGATGAGGCTTTCATCGACTGGCTGTGTGCGATTCATAAAAACGCGCTTCCAGCGATCAGCCATCTGTCCTTCAGCGCCATCCCATAAAAACTGGTGGAACGGTGTTGATCTAATTTCGTTCATATCAGGATTGCTACTAATAAAAGAAACTAAATCAACTGGAGTTTCAGTTTCCTGTGAATCAATAAAAATTGCGTTCTTTTCAGTAGGGTTGGCGTCAGCGTTATAGAACAACTTTCCCTCAGTTGTATTGCCAACAAAAATAAGGCGCGTAGGCATTATCTGCCCCCTCTTCTTGCAAATCTACCAACTAGACGTCCTGCCGCTTCTTTGCCGCGCTCTTTCAGTGCGTCCATTGCATCGTCCGCCAACTCCGATGCTTTATCCCTCGCTATTTCACGAGCCTCACGCATTTTTTCTGCCGCCAATTCTCTACCACGTTCTTTAGCGATGTCCGTCAAGACCCTGGTTCTTTGTTTCGCCGAATCCACAAGACGTTGCATGCCACCCGAGCGAACAGTTTCGCGAATGGTGTCTAAAAGTTCAGCAGCCTTAGCCTTGCTTTCATCAGAAGTGACAGCATCCTTACCTTTTTCAATAATATCTTTAATATCGTCTGGTAATCCTTCTGGGGCGACACGATCCAACATTCGCTTAGCAATCTTGTCCGCTGTCGCCTGACTCATCCAGCCTCGTTCTACCGCTTCCGCTAAACCAAAGTCGGCAACATCCCGTCCTGCTCGTCGAGCGAGAACAGTACCCATGCCAGCAGGACCACTGATACTGAACGCTGCAGCCATTTCGCCAAGAAGTTGAACAGCCTCTGCTCTATCTTCATCAATACCAATTTTTTCTAATGCCTTACGTGATCTTTCAGATGAAATAATTCTTCCAGCAACACCGGCCTTGGACCGTGCATTTGATCCAACATTGGAACGGGAACGTAATCCACCCCATCTTTCAAATCCACCTACCACATCATTGACCTCGGATGCAATTGGCCCAGTCTTGGTACCATCAAGCAAATCTTCAATCATGTCATCAGGCATGCCCGACGATGATCCAAGTTCTTTGATTTCATCACGTAAAGCATTAACTCTGTCCGTAATGTCTTGTGGTTCCCTGACACCAGAATAAACATCATCGATAATGTCTCGCATTGCGTTGTCAATATCTTCAACATTGTAATAATCACGTGATTGTGGAAGATTTTCGGTATTTGAATTCCTATATTCGCGTGGCTCAACTGCTTTTGGTTTAGGCGTCCGCTTGGTGGTTGATTTAGTCGGCTTTGTTGCAGTACGTGATCGCATGCCGCCTTCATCATTGGAAGAAGGTCTGTCATTTAGGAAAGTTTCTTTTTCACTTTCAAATGCCGCAACTGCTTTTTCAAATTTAGTTTTAGTTTCGTTCTCTTTGGATCGTCGTTTGGACTTGTCTAATACGTCCGTGGGCCAGTTGTTTTCTATGGCACCGTCAATAATTCCTTGCATTACTTTTGCTGTTGCTTCGGCATCCGCGTCTGCGTTATGGTGTTTGTCTCCAAGTTCGATACCAAGATATTTTGTTATATCTCCAAGTGAGTTTGATGGTGACTTTGTTCCATCTTTGTTGATCTTGAATGGGGCGTTCTGATTTGTTTCAGACCATTTTGGAAGAACCATATCTGAAATTTCTTTAGTATCGATAATGCCTTTGGGTCGCCAATCAATTCCTGAATCTTTCAATGCGTCTTCTAGTACTTCGTTATCGAAAACGGCATTTTGCATACCCATCAATTCTGTATTGCCCATGAATTCAACTAATTGTTTATGGGCTTCTGCTATTGAGGGTTTGTCGGCAAGATATGCGTCAGTTATTGGGTTGCCGTCGCCGTCTTTCAGGTTGTCTTGTGACCATTTTTCCCATTGGGACATTGGTGTTCCTGGGTTGACGAATACGTTGAAACGGTCAATGACTTTGCCATTTTTCATTTTTACGGCACCTATTTGAGTAGGTAGTCCATTTCCTGCTGATTCGTTAAATTCATTGAATTTGAGACCAGTTGTTTCGTAGTCGATGAAAACAATTTCTTTATCTGCAAGCACGCGTTTAAAATCTTCCCAATTTGTTATTCCATCAAATTCTGAATCTGCAGAACCGATGAACGCACCCATTGTTGGCTTGCGAGGATATTGCGGAGGTTTGGGTCTAGATTGTGAACGCATCCCTTGACGTGGGGGGTTTTCTACATAGTCATTGAATGTTTTTGGGACAGGACGTGAACGTGTGCCTGATTCGTTGTCTAATAAGCGATTGTCTGGAGGTGATTGACGACTATTTCTTCGTGAAGTTGGTCTTGAGGAATTTGAGAAACGAGAAATATCAAAATCAAAATCATTTGAGTTAAATGGCTTGATTCCCTTACGTCTATTTCTTTCTTCTACTGCGCCAAAGAAATAAATGTCACGATTTCCACCTATTTGAGATGTATCTCCTTCATTGATAATTTTATCAAGTTCCTCATCGCTCATTTCATCAAAATTTGTGCCGGTAAGTCTTCTGGACTCTCGTGCAGCATTGGAATCGTTACTACCAGTAATGGAGCGCATCCCGCGACCACTTGAGGAAAGTTTACTTCGACCGTTAGCGGCATTTTTTGCTGCAGCAAGACTCTCGTGATTATTATTTCCGACCTGTCTCAAATAGCCA